CACCAGCAGAAGCAATGGACAAAACACCAGTAGTGGTGGTGTTCTTTACGATACCTGTACCTAAAGCACCTAGGAACTGAGCACCTGACAAACCAGCGTCGGTAGTTCCTTGAACAATAAACTTGTTTGCAAAGGCTACGGCAGTAGAACCATCAACGCTGTTGCCCGCAAGGTTTACCGCTGAAGTCCACTTTCCTGCTGTAGTAGCAGTAGAAGCGTTGCCTGTAAGAGCACCAGTAAAAGTTGTTGCAGAGATGCTTCCTGTACCAGTGATGTTGTTTGAACCCATTGCTAAAGTACCTGTCATGGTACCTCCGCTCTTAGGCAGAGCAGCAGCCGCTAAGTCATAAGCAGCCTTAACAGCAGTAGAAGATGCACCAGTTGTAGAACTTGTAGTGCTTGTGCTATCTGAAAGAGTATTGCCTACTCGACTCCACGTGTTTGCAGGTGTTCCGCTTGCACCAGTAAAAATGTATAGGTCACCAAGGTAAGAGGAAATCTGACCTGCTAAAGCGTTTCCTGAACCATCAGGACTTCCAATGCCTGTAGGAGCAGAGCCCCACGCTTGAATCTTTGCATTAAGCAGGACGTTCCTGTTTAGTTGAATGTCCGTCAAAAATGATTTTGCCATAAGTTATCCTTAAGATAGGTAAGCGGTAGCGTAAACCGCAGAGGTGAAAGTAATGGTTAGGCTGTTACTATTAGTGTAAATTATTTGCCCCAAATATTCAGTGCCAAATGAATCAACCACCATTACGTTTGGTTGATACCCTAAATTGTGTGTAATTGTGTAAGTATCCCTTGCATCCGCAGGTGTATAGACAAATGAACCACCAGAAGTTCCAGTAGCCCCAGTAGCCCCAGTAGCCCCAGTAGCCCCAGTAGCCCCAGTAGCACCAGTAGCACCAGTTGCTCCAGTAATTCCCTGAGGTCCACGCTGACCTGGAACACCAGGAAGAATAGCGATGTCTACCTCTGGTTGACCTTGGTCATTAGGTACACCAAAGTTAGCGTCACTATATGTTGGTCCAGGAGAAGATACTACTCCAGGGCCAGACTGTAAAAGGCCAATGTCTACTTCAGGTTTTGGTTCAGTAGGCATTAGATAACTACCGTACTTCTTCTAGCGATAAAGAAGTTACCGCCCTTGTACTCGATAGATTCTCCTGTGAAGTAATCTACAGTAGATAGTGACCAGTAAGTGCGTTCTGCAACTCGAAGTGTTTGGTCTTTCTCCAAAGACAAGTGGAAAGTGTACTCTTTAGAAGCGTTTGTTTCTACTTGACCAGTTAACCCAGTCAATGCCAAAGCAGTTGTGGCAGTACCAGTAACAGTAAATGTAGTTGATGTTGGAGCAGCAACTACTGTGTAGTACCCATCTGCTGTCGTGTTAACGTCAGTAACTACAATGGCGGTTCCAGCGGTCAACCCATGGGCTGCACTAGTGGTAAACGTAACTGTTGTACTTCCAGAAGTTCTAGCGGCACCAGTAACCACATCAGTTCCGAGAACATCTACCTCAAGAGTAAAGTTCTGCACTGTAAGAACAGAGCCACGCTGGTTTAGCAACTTGGCGGTAAATAGTTTGCCAGCAAAGTTATCTGTATAAACAAGTGCTGTCGAGTAAGCACGGCCTTGGTAAGCGGTCAAGTCTCCACCTTCAGTAATCCAAGGAACTGTCTTGTCCCCATAGATTGGGGCAGGGATGTCCACACGTTGTGGCCATGAACGGTCATCAACTTCTTGTGGCTTGTAAATAGGTACGTAACGTCCAGTAGCCTTAGAGATTCTACGGAAACTGAATACATCAATCTTGTATAGACCAACGCCAAGATGGGTACAAAGGTCTCTGTATTGTCCCTGACGAGCAGAAACCATGTCCATCAACTGGCGATAACGCTCAGAACGTGGGATGCTCACACCGTCAGGTGCAGCAATGTCGATGTCAAAAGAGGCGTCTGTCGCCAAAGTATAAAGGGCTAGAGTAACCGCATAAATTGTTACAGGGTACTCTTCTATTTGCGGCAAATTTGCCACAGTAATTTTTCTACCTAAAGCGTCAGTACCATTAGAAGAGTGTTGGCTAACAGCATCAGTAATTAGGGACGTTAATTCTACGTCAGTAAAATAGCGGTAGTACAAACCGCTTACAGTAAGTTCATCGCCATCAGCGGGAATAAAGTCTAGAACAAGAACACCAGTAGATTCTTCTACATGGGCTTGAGTAGTTACCTCTGTGCCGTTATTAAAAACAACAACACTAGCGGCGTCTAGTGGAGAGTAGTGCAATTTAAAGCGGTTAGTAGTTCCATCAGCAACAAACTGGGAAACGAACGTTTTACCCATGTCGCCAAGTTCTAACCGAACTCTACTGATTAGGCTTGCTGTAGTAGCCATTAATCCTCCGAAATCTTCTCTTCTATGTTCTCTTATTTAACGAAGAAATACATAGTAAAAGGAAAGCCCGTCCTGCTGGTGAGGAGGGCGGGACCAGCAGAACGGGCAGTCAAAAGGAGTGTTACTGTCTCCAGGTATACCCAAGACGCTCAAGATGAGCGGCAAGTTCTACTGGGACTGAATAACGAACTCCAGCCTTGAAGGTGTAGTTCTGCGGTGCTCCGTTAACTACACCGAAAGTCATATCTTCGATGTCAGTGATAGTGCGAATGATTGCCTTGTCACTAACAATCGAAACGCCAAGTTCTTCGATTTCATCGATAAGAATTGGCTTTTCTGGGTTCTTAGCATCAAAGACGTCATGGTTGAGGCTAATTTCCTCTTGCTGACGAGCCAGCGAAATCTCGCTGTCTTTCTTTGCCTTTTCAGCAGCGACACGCTTTGCTGCGTCTTCTACTGCACGGCCTGTTGCGTCCAATGGACTGGTTGGTGTGTTTGCCACGATATTTTTCTCCTTGTTAGTTTATTTGTTTGTGTTGGGGGGCTGGCGAACCAGCCCCCTTCCACGAGAGGGTTTGGCTACTAGTTGGTGTAAACCTTGTTGATAGCCTGGTCGGTGATAACACCTAGACCCCAGATTGCGTACCATGCTAGTGCGTGCTCACGACCGAAGTCTAGAACACCACCGTCACGGAGTTCAACTGGTAGAGAGATTGCGTGACCAAATGCGTTGTCACCAATCATGATTGACTCGTACACGTCTGCTGTAAGAGTTGTAGTGTCAGTTGGGTAAGCAGAGCCAGTTCCACCAGCACCGTTACCGAACTGAGTCAATGATGGGTTACCACCAAGACCAGGACCAGTGTTGGTCTTTACAGGAACTTCAACCTGGTTTGCAGGTGCACCAACAGCAGAGGTGTAGTTGGTTACAGTTGAACCAGTAGCATATCTCTTTACCTGTGTGGTCTCGATGAATACGACGTCGTATAGACGACCGATTTCACCTAGCATGAAGTTACCTGGAGCAGCGTACTTGGTTACTTCGATGAACTCTGGGTTCGCACGAAGGTCACGAGACTGCTTAGGGTGGATGAACTGGACATAAGTCTCACCAATTCTTGGGATGTTCTTAGACGCAAGCACTAGTGCTGAGTCCTTGATAGCCGCAGTGGTCAACTTGTACTTACCAGCCTTTGTACCTGAACCAACAGAGGTGTTTGAACCTGAAACTGCGGTTGCAACGTTACCTTCCTGGTATAGGTTGAAGTTGGTAGCACCATCGAAGTCAGAGCGGTCGTAACCAAATGTTGCTGAAGTTGCAGCAGCAAGTGTGTCACGAGCCTGTACGTCTAGGTACTGAGCCATGTGGCGACCAAGCAAACGTGAAGCAGAAGCCATGATGTCGTCGAACGAAGCGTTCAGTAGCAGTTCTGAAACTGCAACTGCGTAGCCGTGCTCTGCAACGGTGATAGCAATCTGCTCTGCGGTTAGAGCGTTGGTTGACATACGAACACCTTCAGTAAGTGGGGTAGCCACTACATCGAAGTTCTTGTAACGTAGGAAGTTAACACGTAGACCAGGTGCAACACCTAGTTCGGTCTTCTTCACTGCGAACTGCTCAAAGCGAAGAATAGGCATCGCTTGGAACAGGATTTCTTTAGACCAAATGGTCTGGATTGCCTGGCTCAACTGTGAGTTTGAACCTGAGTAGGCGGTAGGTGCTCCAGCCAGTTGGCTGGAACCAGTTATAGCAGAACCTGCCATTGTGTGCTCCTTTCAGAAGCGGTAGTTGTTAGGTTATCCGAAGAGACCCTGACCTCTATTGTTTGTATTGCCAAGGAGTTTGGCACGGTTCTTCGCATAGTCTGCCATAGACATATTAGAAATATTGTCTGGGGTGTACGAACGTTGTTCCGAATCATTATCGAGGGGTCCAGACGCTGGTGCCGTAATTCGGGTACCAGACATCTCTTTTCGACTCTGCTGTGCGGCTGCAGTCACAGAATCAAAAATCTGAGCAGACTTTTCCTTGAGTCTAAAGATGCTCTGCTCGATTTCATCTTTAGAGTTTCCAGCAATCATATCGATGAGTTCTGGAATGATGCTCTCTCGTTCAGCCTCAAGACGCTGAGAACGATACTGCTGAAGTTCTTGGAATTCACGTTCACGTTCAAGAAGTGCAAAAGCCTTCTCACGTTCGGTACGCTCAGACTCTAGTTGAGTCTGCCATTCCTTTTCCTTCTTTGCAAGCAAGTCACGAACCTCAAGTTCGGCTTCCTCCTGCTTTTTCTTTTCGGCTATTGCCTCTGCGTCACGGGCAGCACGGGCTGCTTTACGTTCAGCATCCTTAGCCTCTCGCTCCTGCTCTTTAGAGCGAAGAAGTGAAAGTTCTTCTTGAAGTTTTTCCATCTGAGGATACAACTTTGCCTTCTCTTGAGCACGTGCTTTTTGAATTGCTTCTTTCACGTTGTCAACATTTGGCAATAGGGTTTCCTCGGCAAATACTTCTGCGGCGGCTAGGGTTTCAGTAGTTTCTACTACTTCTGTATTTTCATCCATAGGGATTCTCTTTTCATTCTCAGGGTCGTTTTCCGAATTAATAGCACATGACCGTAACTGTTATTACATACTAAGTTAACGGCAAAAAAACATATTTTTCTGCCTTAACTTATTTTTTTTTTATTCTTTTTCAACTGCTCTTCTTGGGGCTACCTCAGAACCGTAAGCCTTGGTTAGAAGGTCTTGTCGGATAGCGGCTTCAGCCTCAAGATTTTGCTGTTCAATAGCAGGGTCTCCGCCTTGCTGTGCTTGCGGACCAAGTTGCCCATCCCCTAGAACTTCGCCATCACCCATCATCATTGGGTCTACAGGAGTAGCAGTTCCATCAGGTCCTGCCATAAATCCTGTTAGGTCCATAATCTGCTTCTGGATTTGAACCTTAACTAAGTTAAGAGCACCTTCAGCCTGAGCATCATCAACTAGTTCTGAGCGGATTTCTGCCAACTTCTCGTCAGGGAACTCTTCGCCTAGGGCACGCAAAGCACCTTCTTTAGACTCAAGACCCATAGACATCAACTGTGCTAGTTCGTTCAACATAACAATTCGGTCTAGAGGTAGAGGTGGCTGGAACTGGGCATGGGTAACGTAGGTTAATGGGTCGTTAGGGTCCAGTTGAGTTAACTGGTCTTCTGCAATCGGCCCGTCTTCATCAGGGTTATACATGAAAGTTTCTGGTTCTTTAACCGCTAGGTTAAGGAGAATTAGTTCGTTAACTCTCTCAATACCTTTACCATATACCGAAGTTTTTTGAGTCCAACGGTTCATCAAAGGTTGGAACTGAATAGAAAGTGCAACACCTGAAGTGTTCGAGATTGGCTGTACCTGACCTAGAGCAGTTTCAGGGATGTTCATAAGTTCGTGCATTGAACGCTTTAGAGTCTCTAGGTACTGTAGAGCACCTTGGATACCTGCACCGCCACCTTCAAGGTTGAATACCTGAGCGTCTTTAGGCAGACCACCCCAAACCTTCTTAGCACCTTTTTCAAGGTTAGAAGCCTTAGCACCAACAATTACAGTCACAGGTGCTGCGTGATAGTTGATGATGTCTGCAATGTCTGTGGAGATTTCATTGTAAGCACGGTTTAGCGTAATAATGTCATGAGCATCTGACAACCCCCATGGGGAGCCTGATACAGGAATGTTTGCAATATGAACTACAGGAATTTCGCCTAGTGGGTTCGGTCTTGAGTCAATAAGTTCATCGTTTACATACTCTTCAATGATGTCATCAGTAAGAATTTCAGTGTAAGTAAAGACCTGACGAGTTCCCTCTAGAGATGTTCCCCAGAAACGGTACTTCTGTTTAAACCTAAGTAGACGAGTTCTGTCGTGTGGGTGGAACTCTGGAAAGCAAAACGCTGGGTTTAGAGGAAGGACTCTAACACGCCCAGGGTGAAGACGCCCAATGCTGTCTTCCCAAGCCTCTTCATAGGCAACCTTAACGAAACAGTCTCCAGTGATACCGCCAGTCTGAGCCATCTCTAAAAGAACACGCTGCTTATCGTTATCAATTTCCCAGACCCTTTCAAGCCTGTTAGGTACGATAGCACCCGTTGCTTGTGGGCTACGGAAATGGACTCCAGGTCCAAAAGTAAATCTTGCTAGATAGTCAAGGAAAGCACGGTAGTAGTTAACGGCAATCTGCATTTCGCCTTGTTCACGACGATAGCCCCAGTGGTGGCCAAGATACATAGCCCAGTTTAGGGAATAGCGATTTAGGCGAGGACCATGAACCTCAAACTCTTCATCGGCTAGTTCTACTAGTCCTAATGGAGATATAGAGATAGTTAGGTCAGAGGAGGCTGCCCTATAACTCGGTGGAGAAAAATCCGCAAAACTCATTAAATATTTGCCCTACTTCTTGTCTTTACGCTTCGCTACTGCTTCACGCTTTTCTGCTAGTTTACGTTCCCACAACTTTTTCATTGCTGCTTTGCGAGCAGTGTGGTCTGTGCTCTTTTCAAACTTACCACCAAGTTCAATATAACGCTGGTGAACCCAGTGACTCGCTCCAGGCGATGGGTAAGTTGAGTACTTAGTTTTTGCTTGTGAAACAACCATCACCCAGAGTTTTTCATTCATCGGCTTTTCAGTAGCCATGATAACTCCTTAGGAACAATAACCCACCGCCCCAGAGTAGTAGGGGCGGTAGGACTATTGAGGGTTGTTAGTCGTTTACGACGGTTGGGTTCATACGCATAGTACGACCACCTGAAACAACCTTGAGTTCTTGAATCTGCTCTGAGTTCTGTGTCATAGAACCGTGTGCAAATTCACCAAGGAATGTAGGTGCTTCAATCCATGCTGCTGAACCTACGTGAGCACGCTCAGAAAGGGTTTCAGCGGCAGTCTTCTGCCATACTGGTGCATTGCGGTTTGGACGACCAGGAGCGGCTGCAAAACCGTTCATGATACCAGTTTCGAAATCTGAAGGTACGTCAGTGTCAGTAGCGACACCTTCTTCGAAACGTAGAGGTCCACGACGCTCTAGGTTGTCTGCCAACTTGCGTTCATACATGTTTGGTGAACGCTCTGGGAACTGTGGTGCTGGGGCGATACCCATGGGTACTCCTTAGATAGGGGGAAAGGAACTAGTATTTTCCTCTACTAGTTTCTCCGTTTATCGGGAAAATTTCATGCTAAAAGAAAACATTGTTAGAAACTTCTACATTCGGCATAACAAGTTCCTGAGTCAGTGAAGTGGCGATTGCCAATGAATCCACGAAGTCATCGTGGGCGTAAGCCTCTTTAGGTGCGGCTACCATGAAATTTGGTCCTTTAAATTGGATTTCAGCGTCAGTCATTTGTTGGTAGAAACGCTTCCAAATGTTTAAGCGTCTAGTTTTAGCGTGTGCTGGGTAAGTCAATGAACCACGCTGGATAAGGGCTTGAAGATGTTTAAAACGTTTAGACTGCTCGGATTGGCTAGAAGTAACGGAGATAACTTCGGCTCTAGGCATAAGAACTTTTAGACGTTGCTGTACAGCATCACCAACACCGTTACCATCCACACCAATAGCAAGACAGTCATAGTTAGATAGGAAGTTTACGATTTGGAAGTATTGCTCTTCCCAGTCATCACCTTGAATTTCAAGCCAATTAAGAATACGGTGGTCAAAATAACCAAACTCATCTGGCCTATCCCAGTCCACCCATACCACAGTAACTACTGTCGAGTCCGTTTTACGTGCAGGGTCAATACCTACTACCACAGGGGTTTGGTGCCACATCTTCACTAACTCCTGAGAGGTATCTCCCAACTCATCAAGTGCGGCAGAAGTAACAAACATACCTCGTTCTAGTAGCCACTTACAGTTGTAAGACATTTGGAACTCGTCAGAGTCTTCTCCAATACGCAACATTTCTT